TTGAACGCAGATTTCTTCACTTGCGGCGAAAAAGACCCAAGAATTTGTGCTAAATATATTATTAACGCTTTAGAATCGGAAAAATACAGAATTCGAGTCGTAAAAAGGTAAAAAAAGTGGTATAAATAAAAACAGGAAACTTTTTGTGTAAATAGTGGCTTCTAGGACATTCAAAGATATCAACTTATCCTTCAAACGTCATCCTGTGACGAATGATGTAGTTGCAATTCGTGATGAAGACGCTATTAAAAGGTCTGTAAAGAACATAATTTTTACGATTCTTGGCGAAAAACCATTTGACCCGACTTTTGGATCAGTAATAAACGATTCTTTATTCGATTTAAGTACAAACTTAAGTGATATTCGTGTTCAAGATGAAATTACATCATCTTTAAATCGATTTGAACCTCGAATTAGTAATATAATTGTTAAATCAACAGTTACACCTGATTCACATGAATTAAATTGCACTGTTCAATATGATATTACTGGAATTCCAGCACCCACACAAACAGTAGACGTTCTCCTTTTCCCAGCTAGAGTATAATGGCTTTCGGTCAATATGTAAATTTAGATTTTGATGAAATAAAAACGTCCATCAGAGATTATTTGAGGGCGAATACAAATTTTACTGATTATGATTTTGAGGGTTCTAACCTTTCAATCATTATCGATGCATTGGCATATAATACTTACATTACTGCGTATAATACCAATATGGCAGCGAATGAGTGTTTTCTTGACTCATCTACACTTCGAGAAAACGTTGTTGCACTCGCAAGAAATATTGGTTACGTTCCTAGATCTCGTAGATCTGCAAGAGCAAAGATATCTTTTACGGTTGATGGTCTAGTTGAGACCTCAACCATCACAATTAACGCTGGATTGATCTGTAATGGTGCTGGATCAAATACAAATTACATTTTTTCAATTCCAGAGGATATTACGACACCTGTTGTCAACGGAGTTGCAGAATTTAACAACGTTGAGATATATGAGGGAAGTTTTGTATCTCAAACTTTTACTGTAGACACAAGTTTGTTCAATCAAAGATATATTCTTGATAATTCTTTCATTGACACATCAACAATTAAAGTTAAAGTTAGTCCATCCCCAAGTTCTTCTACAAGTGTTACATATAAACAACTTGATAACATTGTAGGAGTCACATCAACGTCTGCATCTTATCTTTTACAAGAAATTGAAGATGAAAGATATGAATTAATTTTTGGTGACAATGTAATTGGTAAAAAACTTTCAAATAATAATTTTATTAATGTTTCATACATTGTAACTGATGGAAGTGAAGGAAACGGAGCTTCTGAGTTTAGTTTTGTAGGAAATATTACAAATCAAGACGGTGCAGCTATCAATCCATCATTTATATCTCTTGTTTCAACTGATGAAAATTCTAGAGATGGTGATGATATTGAATCAATCTCTTCAATTAAGTATTATGCACCTCGTATTTACTCCTCTCAGTATCGTGCAGTCACTTCATCTGATTATGAATCAGTTTTAGGGTATATTTACCCAAACGTTGAGTCAGTAACTGCTTATGGTGGTGAAGAAATGAGTCCACCTCGTTTTGGAAAAGTTTTTATTTCGGTTAAACCTCGAAATGGTGACTTTTTATCAGATGAGACAAAAAGAGAATTAATTCAAAAATTAAAAAGTCATGCTGTTGCTGGAATTGTGCCAGAATTTGTTGATTTAAAATATTTGTACGTTGAATTACAAACAAATCCATATTACAACCCAAGTTTAAATGATGATCCAGAAAATCTTAAAACTGGTATTTCAAACGCACTAACTCAATATTCACGTTCAATTGATGTGAATAAATTTGGAGGTAGATTTAAATATAGTAAAGCTGTTTCATTAATTGATAATGTTGATTCATCCATCACATCAAATATTACACTTGTGACGATTCGTCGTAATTTAAAAGCGTCTATAGGTCGATTTGCTCAGTATGAAATTTGTTATGGTAACATGTTTCACACACAAGAAAGTTCATACAATGTTGTATCGACTGGATTTACAATTGATGGTGTTACAGGTCTTGTTTATCTTGCAGATGAGGTTATAAATCGTGAAAAAGGAAGAATATTCTTTTTCACATACACTGAGGGTGGAACTCCAGTTGTAGTGAAGAAGAATGCTGGAACAGTTGATTATATGCATGGTGAAATTCTCATAGATACTGTAAATATACTTTCAACAGTGATTGCAAATAACGTGATTGAAATTCAAGCAATTCCACATTCAAATGACATTGTTGGACTTCGTGATTTGTATATTAAATTTGACATGTCAAATACAACTATCAATATGATTCAAGATTTGATATCATCAGGTGAGAATACATCTGGATCAAGATTTGTTCACACTCATAGTTACTATACACCGACGTTTACGAGAAAATCGAACTCACCCATATCCACTAGATCTGCTCTCTTACCATCAACTGCAACTTCAACTGCAACTTCAACTTCAAGTGCTAGCACCTATGCAACTGTAACAGCAACTTCAACAGGTTCAAGTTCGAGTGGAACATCTTCAACACCTTCATCATCAAGTGGTGGATCTAGTTCTGGTTCTGGCGGATATTAATGATCGATACCTCAATACAAAGAGTTGAAATTAATCAGGTAATTGAAAATCAGTTACCTGAGTTTGTGCAATCTGAGAGTCCACTTTTTGTGGATTTCATGAAACAATATTATACCTCCCAAGAATATCAGGGAGGAACAATTAATATTGCTGAAAATATTGATAGATACACTAAATTACAAACATATGTTGGCGCTGCATTAACCGAATACACTGGATTATCCACTGATACTGAATCTTTTTCATCTACAATTTTTGTAGATTCAACAAAAGGTTATCCAAGTAAATATGGACTACTAAAAATTGATGATGAAATCATCACTTACACTGGAATTGGAACCACATCATTCACTGGTTGTGTTCGTGGTTTTAGTGGAGTTGATAATATGGATCAACCCACAAGGCCAGATCTATTATCATTTAATACAACTGTGGGTGCATCTCACACTGGAGGAACAAAAGTTCATAATTTATCGAATTTGTTTATTCGAGAATTTTTTAATAAACTTAAAACAACTTATGCGAGTGGATTTGAAAATCGTAAATTTGATAGTGATTTAGATCAAGTTAAATTTATTCGACAAATAAAAGATTTTTATCGAACAAAGGGAACTGATGAGTCATATAAAATATTGTTCAGATCTTTGTATGGTGAGGAAGTTGATATCATCAAACCATCCGAGTTTTTAGTTAAACCATCTGATGCTGATTATGGTTTTGCACAAGATTTTGTTGTAAAAGCAATCACAGGAGATCCTAGAAATCTTAAAGGATCCACACTTTTTCAAGATGCTGATGAGAAGGATAGTAATATTTTAGGTGCCTCTGGTGCGATATCGGATGTAAAAGACTTTTTATATGATGGAGAACATTACTATCAAATTAGTGTATCAAAAGATTCAATTGATGGTGATTTTGTAGTTCCAGGCAGAACTCGTATAACTGACACAGTATCAATCGGTTCAACTGTGATGACAGTTGACACAACAGTTGGATTTCCTACTAGTGGTTCTTTATCATTACCAACAGCAAGTGTAGCTGGAGTTGTTACTTATACAGGTAAAACTGCAAATCAATTTGTTGGAGTGGATACTGCTTTTGATGTTTTAAACATTGGTGATGACGTTCGTTTTAATAACGTTGCTTATGGTTACTCTTTTGCAAGTGCAACAAATAAAATTGAAGTATTAATCACTGGAGTTTTAAAAGATTTTCCAATTCCTGATACAACTTTTTATTTTAACAAAGGTGATAAGGTCAAGGTAGGAACATTTGGAGTTAATAAAAGTTCTGAGGATTCTCATTTTGGATCATATGTTTATAACTCTAGCGTAAAATTCACTCCAAAAACAGTTATAAGACAATCAAGTAGTAGTTTCACTATTACAACTCTCTCGGATCATGGTCTTTTAGAAGAGGACTCTATTGAAGTTTTAGATGGTCAAGATACATTATTAGGAGTTGGTCGTGTTTTAAGAGTTGTCAGTGGTTCAACATTTATCTTAGGTGATTTACCTAGTGTTGGTGAATTTAACATTGCATTTTTTAGAAGAAGATTAAAAAGAGGAAATAGTTCTCTTCATGATAATATTACAAAATACACAACTGATGTTCAAAATACATATGATCACGATGGAGATAATTTATCAGCATTACCTCCACATCCTCACATATACGTTACCTCTCCCTCTATTCCAAGTTTAGGTAATGAACCCATAGTAGCGCCAGATCGTTCTGTAACGTGGACTGGCGCCACTGGAGGGGACGTTATACAGTTAATACAGGTTACAGAGGGTGCATCAGATCATGGATTCTATTCTGGAGAGGTTGTCAAATATGAAGTCATTAGTGGAGTTTTAGGTCAGTTAATTGATGGTAAGAATTATTATGTAAGTCGTGTAAGTTCAAATAATATTCGTCTTGCAAACTCTTTACCAGACTTAATTAATGGAAATTTTGTAAATGCTACTGGAAGTGGAACATTTAAAATATCAGTTCCAGAATTAGCGGGTAAAAAATTAGATCATCAAAAATTATTAAAAAGATTTTCTATAAATCCAGTATTTGATGGTGCAAAACGTGAAACATCGCCAGGCACAATTGGAATGCTGGTAAACGGAACTGAAATATCTAATTACAAGTCAGGTGATGTTATTCAATTTGGTGGCATACAGTCAATTGATGTATTAGAGGGTGGAACTGGATTTGATGTAATTAATCCTCCAAAAGTAAGTATTGAGGCTTTAACTGGTATTGGTGTAAGTGCGACTGCAAATATCAAAGGTGAATTTGAAAGGATTGATGTTATTGATTCTGGATTTGATTATGTTGAACCACCAACTGTAGAAATTAGTGGTGGTAATGGAACTGGTGCTGTTGCAAGATCAAGATTAAAGCAAGTTGAACATTTTATGGATTTTGATGCATCATCCACAAGTAATGCGATTAATATTGCTAATGATACGATTGGTTTTGGAACATTTCATAAATTTAGAGATGGAGAGGCTGTAATTTATAAAACATTTGGTCTTGGTGCAATCGGTATTGCAAGTGCTGGTATTACTACTGATCAAATTCAAGAAACACCAGATCAAAGACTCGCTAATGATGAAGTTTATTTTGTATCAAAAGTTGACGCCACAACAATTAAACTTGCAAATAATGTAGATGATGCTATTTCCCAGTCAAATTTACTTAATATTACTGGATTCGCTGATGGAACGCAAAGATTTCAAAGCTTAAATCAAAAACTTGTTTTAGGTCAAATTATTATTGAAAATCCTGGCGAGGGTTATGAAAATAAGAGAAGATTAGTTCCTACCAGTGGTATTAATACTTACTCAGATTTTGTTGAATATGCAGGCCATGGATTTGAAGATGGAGAACTGATTCGTTATTCTAATGATGTGATTAAAATTGGTGGATTAGATACCGATCAAGATTATTATGTTTTAAAAATTGATGATAGTAAATTTAGATTAGCAGCTGCTGGTATCGGTTCTACTTTATCGGATGAAAATTATGTAGCAAAACAATTTGTAGGATTAACTTCAGTTGGATCGGGAAATCACATATTTAATTATCCTCCAATCGTCGTCAATGTAAAAGGAGAAATAGGAGTTAACACAACAACAGAAAACTTTCATGCAAGAGTCAATCCAATTGTAAGAGGTTCAATCACATCGATTAATGTTGAAAAGTCTGGACTTGGATATGGAAGTGATTCAACATTTAACTTTAGTATTCCACCTCAAGTTCGTGTTTCCTCTGGTTCATCTTCTGAGTATAAAGCAATCGTAACAAATGGAAAAATACAGTCCGTTATTGTAACTCGTTCTGGTGATGAATACACATCTACTCCTGATTTAAATATTTTAGGTGATGGAGTTGGTGCAAAAATCATATCATCAATTAGTAACGGAAGAGTTGATTCAATTACTGTTGATAATGGTGGTGTTGGATATTCAACCGCTTCAGTTAGTGTTGAGGAAATCATTCCTGGCACTGGTGCTGTATTTTTACCAAAAATTAGATCATGGTCAGTCAATAATGTAAAAAGATATGAAGATATATTTTATGATGATGACGGATTTTTAACTAGAGGTGATAATGATGAAGGAATTAAATTTACATCATTTTATGCACCCAGAGGTCTTAGAAAAATTTTAAAACAAAAAAATAGTGATGGAACTGTAGATTACACTTCAAATGATTTAAACATAGTAAACAATGCAGAACAAGCGTCTTTAAATCACTCTCCTATTATTGGGTGGTGTTATGATGGAAATCCAATTTATGGCCCTTATGGATATGACCGTAAAAATGGTGGTGTTGTAAGAATTATGAGATCTGGATATACTCTCAAAACAACAAGAGAGAATGGGCCTCCAATATCAGATTTCCCACTTGGATTTTTTATTGAAGATTATGAATATACTGCGGATGGTGATTTAGACGAGAATAATGGAAGATATTGTGTTACACCTGATTATCCAAACGGAACATTTGCTTATTTTGCAACCATTAATCCAAATCAAAATGAAACCAGTGGAACATTTAAAAATTTCCGTTCTCCAGTTTTCCCATACCTAATTGGAGCTAACTATGTTGCAAAACCTGATGAGTTTAATTTTGTAGAAACAAATAATCAAGATTTGAATTTAAATAATTTAAATCTAAGAAGAAATGTAAATCCTTACAAACTTGATAGTTCTGGTGCAGAATATCAGGGAATACATGATAGTAGAAAAATTGTAGACCAAGAAATTGAAGTTAATTATGCATCTCCTGGCAGAATTAATCAATATGAAATATTAAGTGCTGGATCTGGATATCAGGTTAAAGATCCTCTTAGAATTAAAAATTTAGAGAAAGGAAATGGTTTCTCTGGTGAAGTATCATTCGTAACTGGAAAAGAAATTGTATCAGTAGCATCAACAATAGTAAAAATTGAAAATGTTGTGTTTAGTTATGATAATCGCACTGGGAATGTTATAGGACTCTCCTCCCAACCACATGATTTGAGAATAGGAGATGTTATCAACGTTTCTGGTTTATCTACAGATACTTTTAGAAAACTTGATGGAAGACATCGAATTGGATTTAGCACAGCACAATTTACTTTAAATGTTGGACTTGGAACCACAGGTGCCACAGGAATTGTAACAAGTATCGATGTCGCTGGTAGTTTTTCACCCAGAAATATTAGTGCAAATGATGTCTTAGGTATATCAACAGAAAGAATGTTAGTTTTGAATGTTGATGAAGTAAATGGAAAGTTAAGAGTTCAAAGAGAATTTGATGGCGTTCTTGGCACTGCTCATAGTGCTGGTAACACTGTAACTTCATTAAACAGATCTATCACTTTTAATGTTAACTTAGATAGTGATGTTGTTACGAATGTCAATGTTCCATATTACTTTAATCCATCAGAAAGTGTTTCACTTGGATCTACTGCTGGAGTTGGAGTTGGAAATACAATAACTTATACTTATAAAGTCTCTGGAAACGGAATAAGTTCTACTTTTGTTCCAACACAACAAATTTTCTTACAAGAACATGGATTTATAACAGGACAAAAACTTTTATATTCAAACGGTGGTGGAGATTCTCTAAGTGTTTATAATGGTATTTCAACTTTTAGTCTGCCAAATAATTCATTTGTTTATGCGATTAATGAAGGTCAAAATTTCTTAGGACTATCAGAGAAACCTATTGGTATTGGATCAACAGGTGCGATTACTGGTATTGGAACAACAGGGCGACAACTTTTCTTCAGTAGTCATGGAACTGGAGTCAAACATAGTTTGAAACCACAAAAAACTGAAGTTACTGGTTTTATACAAAAAAATGTTGGAACAGTTGTTTGTAAAGAATCTCATAATTTAAAATCAGGTGATAGAATATCACTATCTGTAGTGCCAGGAATTACAACATCATACAAGATTGAATTTGATGAGGTTACAAAAAGAACAATCATTAATCCATTAGAATTTGGAGCCTCTGGAGTAGACACTAGTGAGGATACAATTACAATTAGTGGACATGGATATAAAACTGGTGATAAAGTTCTCTATCAATCTTCAAATCCAATAACTCCACTTTTCAATAATTTTACATATTTCGTAATTAGAATCGATGATAATACATTTAAGTTGAGTGAAACTTATTTTCAATCTAAAAAAGTAGCACCAAATGCTATATCATTTACATCAACTGGATCTGGTCACAAGATAGCTCTTATCAATCCACCAGTATTATTAACTCGTGGATACAAAACTCAATTTGATGTAACCCACTCTAGTTTATCTAAACCAGTAGGTCTCTCAAGCTTTCCCTTATTTGACTTTGAATTATACAGGGATGTTAATTTTACAAATCCATATTTTAATAATAAAAAAGATAACGGATTCCAAGTTATTGGTGTTGGAACAGTGGGTGTAACTTCTACCGCAACGGTTGACCTTTCATTAACAGAAAACACACCAACTGATCTTTTCTACAAACTTACATCTGTTAATTTAACCATTGACGCTCCTACAAAGAGGAATCCTGTCGTTGATACCGATGTCATTAATTATTCTAGTTTAAAAATAAGTGATAGTGTTTATAATGATAATTTTACAATTATTGGAATTGGAACCACAACATTTTCATTTGTGATGCCAATACAACCAGAGAGAGATGGATATACAAAAGATGAAGCACCTACTTTAAAATATAGTACAAATTCTACAGATGCAACAGGATCAATTGATAGTGTAAGAATTATTTCAAAAGGTAGAAACTATCAGACTATTCCTGTTGTCACATCAATTGGATCTACTCTTGGAGTTGGTGGTGTTATTAGATTAAATAGCGATGAAACTGGAAAATTAAGAAGATATACAATCAAAAATCTTGGATTTGATTATTCGGCAGATAAAACAATTAATCCAACAGTTCAATTACCTCAAATTTTAAGATTAGATAGATTATCTACTATCAGTAGTATTGGTATTAGTTCTGGTGGTAAAAATTATCTTCAACCCCCAAATATTGTTGTTATTGACAGGGTAACTGGTTTAATTAAAGATGAAGTTATCACAGATGTTGATCTACAAGGAACATCCGTCTCCGAGGTTAGAATATTAAGAAATACGAATTCTTTATATGATACTAATCCAAAAATTGCAGCAATAAACAACAATAATGGTGTTAAAGTAAAAAATCTATCGTTTACAAGTGGCACTAATTTAGTAACATTAACTCTTGAGGGTTCATATACCACATCAACTTATCCATTTACGAAAGGTGATAAGTTATATGTTGAAAACATAGGTATCGGATCAACAGGAAGTGGTTACAACTCTTCAGATTATAATTACGAACCTTTCGTGATTACTGGAGTAAATACAAATCCAGGCGGAGGAAATGCAACTGTTTCTTACAATTTAGATTCATCAGTTACACAGCCAGGTATTTTCAGTGGCCCTTCATCATCTGGTCAAGCAATCCCATTTGAAAATATAGCACAATTTAACATTGATGTTGATACAAATCAATTTAGTGTTGGTGAAATTGTAAGCACAGGTGATAAAAATGGAACTGTGGTTGCATGGAATGAAAATAATAAGTATTTAAAGGTTCTCTCAAATGATACATTTAATATTGGGGAATCAATTAATGGCACATCATCTAAGTCAATAGCACTTATTGAACAAGTTACTAGGTTTAGTTCTGTCTTTAACATTGATTCTAACTCAGAGTTTAGAAGTGGTTTTAGAAAAGAAACTGGTAAATTAAATACAGAGTTGCAGAAACTACAAGATAATGATTATTATCAAACATTTTCATATTCTTTACAAAGTCCTGTTTCATATGAAACATGGAAAGATCCTGTTAATAGTCTTGGACATGTAGTTGGATTCAGAAATTTTGCAGATGTAACTATTGTTTCAACTGCTTCTACTGATGATAAAAATAGAAGAAATGCATCTGTTGGAATTTCTAGTAATGTTGCAGTAGTTGTTTCTGACTTAGTAAGTGAGAAGGAATCTCTTCATAATACATATGATTTTGATTTAGTCACAGAAAATTCTAAAAATATATCTGGATTATTTGCATCTGATGAAATTAATTTTAGTAATAAGATTATCACAGATTACATTGAATCAAGAACAAACAGAGTCATTCCAGTTGACAGTGTAAGTCCTCAGTTTAATGATTTACCTCGTGCAACTGCATTTTCTGATGTTGCAGATTTTGTGTTAAATGATATTGATGGTGTTAAATTTTATGTTTTAGTCTTCGATAGAAGATTTTCTGGTGAAAAACAAATAATTCAAATTAATTTACTTCATGATGGATCTGTTGGTTATATGATGCCATTTGGTCGTGTTGAAACAACGATTGATCTTGGTGAATTTGATTTTAACGTTTCTGGAAATGCTGGTTCATTAAGATTTCTCCCTGCCAAATCTAAGCTTAATAATTATGCATTAAGAATTCTCTCAGTAGAAACATTTAAGGATACTCAAAGTGGCATTAGCACACTATCTCTTGGTACTGGTTATGATATCATTTCAACTTCAGCTGGTGCCACAACTGGAGGCCCATCACCTTGTCAAGTTGTTGGATTTGGAACAACTGCGATTACAACCAGCAAACTATTCATACAAACACAAGAGTTAGGTGGTGATCAAAGAACTCAATTAAATGAGTTAGTTGTATTGAATGATAGTGAAGAAGTATATCTTTTAGATTATGCACAAATGATTAATGAAAATACATCTCAAAGTAACTCTCCAAACGTGGGACTTGGAACTTTTGGTGCAGATGTAAGATCAGGCATCACAAGTGTTTATTTTACACCTACAACTGGTGTTGGTGTTACAATGAGAGTGCATCAAGTAGCTATCGGAGGCACTGCAACAGGTATTGGAAGCACAACTGTATCACTTACTGAAATTTTAACTACAACCACTGATATTGCATCAACAGGAACTCCACAACCAACTAGAATTAGTGGAATTGACTCTGGTACATATACTGCTTTTGATGCATTGATTGAAATACATGATACAACCAATGATCGATATGCTGTCACTCAAGTAACTGCAATTCACGACACAATTACTCCTTACTTTACAGAGTTTGGATATATGGATAATTTTAACACCAATGTTACCAGTTTTTCTGGCATAGGAACTATTGGTGTTGGATATTCATCTGCTTCTGGTGGCGATATAGAACTTCGTTTAACTCCTCCAGCAAATACAGCAATTACAACTAAGGTGTTTCAATATAACTTTACAGAGACTGGAACTGGTGGTGTTGGATTTGTTACATTTACAGATTCACGATTAAAAACTCAAGATGGATCATACACTGGAACTGATAATGATATTAAATTCTCGTTTGATCTAAAACACACAGGAGATTCAATATTTCACAAAGTATTTGACTCTGAGGATGCGGCTGTTATTGACGTAACTAATGATACCTTCATAGTTAATAATCACTTTTTCCAGACTGGTGAAGAGTTAATATACAATCCAATAGGTTCTGGAACAACCATGAATATTGGAATAGCAGCGACTGCGATTAGTGGAATTGGAGTTACTAGTAAATTACCATCTACAGTGTTTGCAGTTAAAACAGCAGAAAATAAGTTTAAATTAGCTAGGACTGCAGCTGAGGCACTTCAACCAGTTCCAAAAGTTCTTGATATTACATCTGTTGGTATTGGAACAACTCAATCCTTTACTGCAAAGAATCTTAACTCTAAAGTTTTAGTTACTCTTGATAATAATATTCAAAGTCCCGTCATACAATCGCCAATTCAAACAAAACTATCATTTGATGTACTAACAACAACAGACTTTATTACTTTAACAGGTATTTCTTCAATTTTCTCAGGTGACGTTTTAAAAATTAATGATGAATTTGTAAAAGTTGATACTGTTGGTATTGGATCCACAAATCAAATGTTAGTGAAGAGAGCACAATTAAATTCTGCTCTTGCAAATCATAGTGCTGATGATACTGTTACTAAATTCTTGGGTAACTATCAAATAGTCAAGGATACAATTAACTTTACTGATGCGCCTAAAGGTGAAAAAGGCCCAACTGGACTAACAACAACCTCTACTTTTGTTGGTCGTGTATTCACACATACTGGTATTCCTGGCGGATCTTTAGAGACCTATTCAAATAATTTTGTGTTTGATACGGTTGAAGAACAATTCACAGGCATTGCAACAAACTTTATTCTTAAGTCTGGTGGTTCAAATGTAACTGGATTTGCAACAAATACAGGTGTGATTCTGTTAAATGAAATATTCCAAAATCCAGCAGATGATTATAATATTGTTGAAACTGCTGGTATTACATCTGTAAGTTTTACTGGTGTTGGAGTAACTAATAGTTATGATGTAAATGTATCATCAGTGCCTAGAGGTGGTATTATTGTTTCAGTTGCGGAGACATCATCATTTGGTTATCAACCTTTAGTCGCTGCTGGTGGAACTGCGATTGTATCTGCTGCTGGAACTGTTGAGTCAGTATCAATTGGAAACAGTGGTTCTGGTTATCGAGTTGGACTTCAAACAAATATTCTTGTAAAAGCAGTTGGAAGTTCTGGTATTGTAACTATTGGTAGAGCAAATGTTTCTGCTGGGTTAGTTACATCAGTTACTATCACTAATACTGGTGGTTCTGGATTTAGTTCTGCAACTCCTCCAGTTCTTGAATTTGATAAACCACTTAATTACGAAAATATGAGACTAGTTGGTAGTTCAACTGGTATTGGTGCATCAGTCTCAGTTCGTGTTGGTACTGCATCAAGTGTAATTAGTTTCGAGATTACAAACTTTGGATATAATTATAAAATTGGAGATGTTCTTACAATTGAAGAAGGTGGTCAAGCTGGTATTCTAACAGATGCTAACTTAGTAGTTAAAGATTTTGCGTTAACTGTTGAAGATACATTTAATGATAGTTTCTCAGGGTTTACTTTTGGTGAGTTGGAAAAATTGAACAGTTTTGATGACTTATTTGATGGTGACACAAAAACATTTAATTTGACAAAAACAATCGGTGCAACTGCCACACCAATTACATTAAGGTCAGCAAAAGGATCTCCAATCAGACCAGAATATAATTGTTTAATTTTCTTAAATGATATTATTCAAATTCCTTTTGAGAGTTATGTCTTTAATGGTGGATCACAAGTAACATTTTCAGAAGCTCCAAAAGCTGATGATAAAGTAAGAATTTATTATTACAGAGGATCTGAACATGATGTGGTTGATGTTGATATTCTAGAAACTGTTAAAGCTGGTGATAATTTAACAATCAATAAGTATCCTGATATTGGGTTGGGTGATCCTTTCCAACAAGAACCTAGAACAGTAACAGGTATCACCACATCTGATGCTGTAACAACCAATACATATATTGATGCTGGAATAACTACGGTTAGAACATTACAAAGACCAGCTACTTGGAAGAAACAGATTCAAGATGTAGTTATAAACAATATTGGAATTGGTAAAGATAGAGTTGAATTAGAACCTGGCATTCGACCAACTGCTTACATCATAAAAAATGTATCTGCTGGTTCAACTGAAGTGTTTGTAGATACAGCATTCCCACTATTCAATCAAATAGATGATCTTGTTGAAGTTAAACAAAGTGTTTTAATATTAGATAGAACAACTAAAACAGGTGTTGCTGCAACCGCAGTTGTATCTGCTGGTGGTTCAGTAACTAGTGTTGTAATATCTGATGGTGGATCTGGATATACTGCTGTACCTCATGTATCAATTGGAGTCACAACTGGAATTGGAACCGTTCATGCTGGAATTATAACCGCATCAACAAATGCAACTGCTACCGCATCTCTAACTAATGGTGTTGTCACATCAATTACAATGACAAATATTGGTGCTGGATATACAAATACAAATCCACCATCGGTAATGATTGAGGCAGAAAATCCAACTCAAGATAATTTAACCAGTATTAAATATGAGGGTGATTTTGGACATATAGTTGGAATTGCTACAACAGCAGTCGCTGGAATCGGAACAGCATTGCAACTTGATTTATTCATACCAGATACATCTATTCTTCGTGATACATCAGTTGTATCATCTTCAATATCTGTAAGTGGTATTCAATCAGGATATTACTTTACTGCATTTGAAACAAACGTTGGTAGTGGAGTGACTTCATATGAAAGTGCGATTGGAAATGATGATGGAGTTGTGGGAGCTGGAACAATTCACATAGATAATATATACAAGGTGCATAGTGCTAAAAACATAACTGGGCCTGCTTTATTATCTACTGGAGTTGGTAATACCACCCTCAGAAGAGTGACTGTGAGTGTTGATAATCTTGAGGATATTGTTAGACCCGTTGGTGTTGGAA